TCAGATACACTACCAAAATAATATGCTAATGAACGATATGTTATACTATAACGGTTATTACCTAAACTTAAAAAGTTTACAAAATAATTACTAGCATTATATGTACCAATACTCCAACGATCTTGTGCGATAGTTAGACTGTTATCAAATATTAAACTGAAACTTTGATTAAGTTCCATTCTAACGATACATTCTTGTATTACTATATTAGGCAATGAATTATCAAATGCGGGTAATATAGTAGTTACTATTGCACCCTGTGGTACATAACCATTTAATGTTATTGGACCTAATCCATTACTAAATGCGCCCTCACCATTATTGTATCCGTCACCTACTACATTTAATACAGTAGTCCATATGTACGTTTTATCTGATGGACTAGCAATGCCGGCTATTAAATGATTTGTATCACTAAAATAGTATCCGGCAGGTGCAGTGAATTTCATCATTGCACCTTTAGTAGTATATTTCATATTATAAGTAGAGTATGTTCCTACTGGTATAGGAGTATTATCGCTACCATTAATGTTAAAGAAATAACCAGTTAAACTACTAGCATCAACTGTTTGTTCTTGCCAATATACAGTGCCATCACCTGATGCTGTATTAACATTATATCTTGTATAATCTTGTATATAATATTGTCTGGCACGATTGTCTGCTAATAATGCACCTAATGTATCTGTTAAGAATGTAATAATATCACCGGATGTATTAATAGTTAGTAATATATTACCATCTGTATCGCTTTGATACATACCTCCATCACTTGAGAATGAATTCGTGCTGGAGTATTTTCCGGTCGGATCTAACAGGTCTAAGTTTTTTGATACACCAACAGAACTACGGTTAATAGCTTTGCTTTTAATAATAGAACTATATAATGTATATGGGAAATTGTTGTAATCTTCACCATTAACCATTCTATTCTGTGTGTAGTAGCGGGTAGGGGCACGTTGTTTAATGTTTGCTAATGTTTCTCTTGCCTGTGCGTTTGACGCCGGTGTCTGTAATTCTAATCCTAATGTAAGTGTTTCTGTTCGTCCTACCCTGCTAATATAACTTAATGTAACTGATAGATTTTGCATCTCAGTTGGATCAATAGTATATGTCAATGCATTACCTGCACGTACATATGCTCTAAATGTTCCTACTGGAATCTCAGAAAATACTCCATCACCAAAAACATAACTAACTTGATCGTTAAATCTAGAACCAACTGAAAATATTCTGCGAACACTATTCTCAGTTTGTAAATAAGCATCAGCATAAACATTCTCTACTTGATTCCACAATGTTCTATTAACTGCAGAACTATTATCGGTGCTTAACTGATATAACCAAGTATCTGTATTGTTAACACCTTGAATATCAATATCAACTACTTGATTTGAAATTTGTTGTGCTAAATTGAAATCAAAATTCTGTAGTGTTCCTTGCTTGAAATAAAAGAAGAAACCTGTATTTGGGCTACCGTAACCTAATTTGTCATTACGATAAGCCATATTCAATCTACCGCTTGGTGCAGGAGGAATTTCATAAACATAATCTTCATCTAACGTAGTGGAACTAACTAATTCAAAATTCATTGCTTGGTTATTTATAACCGCAGTGAATGGTACAATCGGTAATATGTCTGGCGGGATATTAATTGTGTATTCATCTGTTTTAATACCCGAGAGTTGAGCAGTATTACCCGGGCGTCCAACTCGTTGTGTATTAATCAACGTAGCATTAATAATTGTATTATATTGTTCTAACCAATTAATGTTTGCGGGGTCATTCCATAATACATTTTGATTACTTAAATTAAATCCATTCAGATCCGTAATATTTTCAGAAGTTTGAATGCTTGTTACTTTAATATAACCTTGACCAGCTAAATTGCGTTTAGGAGTATAGCTAACTAAATTTGCTAATTTAACAACGCTATCTCTACGTTCAGCCGTATCAATAAAGTTTTCACGTGCGTTCAAATCACTACGGAATGCAAGACCTTGACCCATGAATGCCATAACATCCATTAACGCTATGAATTCGCTTGATTCAAGGTAATCGTTAAAGGTTTCTGGGTAATACACCCGTATATAATCTATGAAACTTTTACGTAATGTTTCATAATCGTAACTGCGAAAATCGGCTTCACGGAAGGTTTGATAAATTGCCTTCCAGTCGTTAACGCCGAATAGTGCTGATTGTCGTGAACTAGTTGCCATAGTGGTATTCTCTTTTAAGTATTTATCTTAAATGAAAACACTACTTTTGTAAGATTATTGAATTACCGCTGTATTAGTATTATTATTAAAGAAAACGCTAAGTGTTTCTGCGTTATTGAATGGAGCAACAGCCATTTCTACCTCAATTAATATACCGTTTTCTTGGGGATATGCGCTAACAGTATTAACTATCATTCTTGGATCTTGATTAGCAACTCGTCTAATTTCGGTCTCTAGTTGTTGTTGAACATCAAATGTATTTGGTTCAAATACAAAACTCCAAAGAGTAGTTCCGTATCCGGGATTTCCTACTTTCTGACCCTGTTGAATATTCAATGAGTTAATAAAATCTTGGATGACTAGTGCTTCATCTACTAATCTGTACTTTTTTCCAGGTATAACTGGTTGTACCATAGAACCCACACCACCGGCAAGACCTGCCGGTAGATTAGTTGAACGTGGTTTGTTAGCGTTAATTGTACTGAATCCAATGTATGATGGCATATTTTTATCCTATATTATATTTAGCACGGATTAACTTATTACGTTGTTCTGTTATATCAATCAATGCTAGTCTCTCTGCTCTAACTGTGTCTGCAGCCGCTTCAATACTTGGATCTCCTGCAGGTAGTTCTTGCACTGCTTTTGAATAAGCGGCATTTGCAAGACCTACAGCACGTATTTGTTGGCTACTTTGTTCACCTAGTTCTTTTAATCTTGTTTCGTTTATTTTGTCCAATGCAGCTTTAGCTGTGGCGCTTATCTCGCCGGTAAAGTTTGGTGCAGGTATTTTTGCATCACCTAACAAACTAGCAACCTGTGATGTTAATTCACTACGGTCATTTGTATTAATGGCTACAGTTGGTAACTTAATTTGTACGGCGCCGCCCGAACTCATTGAACTAATAGCGGCATTTAATTGTGCGGCTGCACCGGCTGGTAAACCAGCAGAGGCTAATGATGCTAATGACAGTTTACCACTCTTTAAATCATCTAACCCTTTTGTTAATACTCCGGCTGCTCCTGTAATTGAATTTAATGCACCTGATGAGGCTAGTGGGTTAACTGACGTTAAACTAGATATACCATTTGTAATTGATGTTGCTTGACCAATCAATCCTGTTACTGCACCAACACCCGGCACACTACTAATTGCACCAACTGCATTATTAACTACTGCTGATATAGCTCCGCCTCCCGGTAATGATCCCAAACCAGTAGATAAATTTGCCGTTATACCTGTTGCTGTTTTTAGTAATCCAGTGGCTGCTCCTGTAACTCCTGCTATTGCTCCGGTTATTCCGCTAGTAACCGATCCTACTACTCCACTAATTGCACCAGTTATTCCACCTGTTAATGAGTTTAGTGCCCCGGTCAATGTATTGGCTGCAGGTGCCTGCGCTGCCGCCTGTGCTTTTTCTGTAATTTCTTTAATATTTTGCGGAACACCAACACTCAGTGTAGGCAACGCACCACTAATTGCCGCAAATGCACTACCTGCTACTCCTTTAGCACTATCTAATAATCCTGATATACCAGCAACAGCACCTTTTGCCATTCCAGTTAATGATGTTGCAATACTACTTAAACCACCGGTAACAGTACTTGCTAAATTACCTGCAAAATTACCGGCTGACATTAAACTATTAGCTGATCCTAACACACTATTTAACGCACCAGTTGCCGCACCTACTACATTTGATACTGCTCCGTTAACTGCTCCTACTACTGCGCCGGCGGCATTGCTAACTAAATTGACAGTATTTTGTATACCGGCTGTTGCTGCGGACATTACTAAACCTGCAATTTGTGTACCTGATTCTTTACCAGTAATTAATCCTGTTTGTGTCAATGCTGTTTGTGCTTGTTGTAATCCAACAACTGCTCCGGCAACTTGTGCTATTGGATTTTGTACATAAGCCTGTAAGCTTGTCACACCATCTTTACCTGTAAATAAATTTGGTGTACATGCTTGCTCTAATGTTTTGCCACCTTGTACTAAATTGTCAACTAATGCGGCTGCACCTGGTTTTAAAAATCCACAGTCTTGTATTTGTTTAGCACTCTGGGCTAGTGCACCAAATGCCGGTACCGGACCACTTGCTGTTTGTACTATTCCTGCTCCTAAATTAGCGGCTGCCGCGGCTATACCAGTATCTGTTAGTGTTTTGGTTGCCGCTAGTAT